TCTTGGGGAGTCATATTAGCATGGTCAAGGGTCGTAAGTATTTCGTCTCGTTTATAGACTTCCCCTCCCCCGACAGTCTTACCAGAATCTACTTTAAGGGTCTTAGATTCCTCTATCTTGGGAAGCTCTTTGGCTATTTCCTCTATCGCTTCAGTTGAACCGTCTGTGGACTTGGCCAGTTTAGCCAGCAGATTTGCATTCACCCCTAAACGGGAGGCTATATCACGGGCGTTTCGCTCCTTCGTGGCCTCAGCCCTCTCTTCGTTTGCGGTTTTAAGTTCCTCTGCCTTTCTATCCAGTTCCGACTTCACCTCTGCGAGTTTGGCTTCAACCCTTCTACGCTCCTGCCTTTCTTTGATAGCACTTAACCTTTCCTCATCGCCAGCCGCAGCCTTGAGTTCTGCATCTTCGTAGTCCCTAACCATCTGGTCAATGCGTTCCTGTGCTGCTTGCGCCGATTTCTGAGCAGTATCGGCAGCCTTCTTGAGCCTGCCCACTTCTGCAAGCGCATCACTCCTAGCTTTGCGTGTTGCTTCCGCCAATTCCGCCTTCATTTCCTCCTTGGTAAAAGTTTCGGGTTCTTTGCCTGAAGTTTCCTCGGCATTCTCAGAAGATTTGTCCTGAGTATCCTTAGTTTCGTCCAGTTCCATTATGTTTTTTCTCCTCCTTAATAAGAAAACCGCCCCTTAAAGATTTGAAGCGGTTTCGGTAATTGTTAATGCCTTCTATTCTATCTTAACACGGGTGTCAACCCCTGAGTTCTTCCAATTTCCTCTTCATCTCTTCAAGGGTTGTTAGTTCTTTTTCTGGTTCGGGTTTGGGCTTTGGTGGCGGCTTTAGCTTAGGCGGGGGTTTCGGTTTGGGTTCTGGCTTCGGTTCTTCTTCTTTCTCCATCCATCTATCACCTACGGGTGTATAACCCTTCTGCTCAACTAACCATTCTTCAAATTCGGGGTGTTCGTGCCTGTAAATCAATCTGTCCTTACCAGTTGTGGGGAGTTCGTTATACTCGCCAATGAATGCCTCCACTTCCACACTGGGGATTTTGCTGAAGTCTTTAGGCTCGTTGCCCAATATACCAAGCCAAACATCGTTATAGTAAGCCTCATTCTCCATAAGGAATCTTTCTTGGTCATATCCTGCTATATCCATAGCATAATATTTGATGTAGGAGTCAAGATGTTCTTCGGGAACATCTTTTTCATAGCCCTCCATACGCCTCTTTGTTTCTTCGTATTGGGGGTCGCCTTCTTCCATATCCTGCAACTTAACCTTTAATTCAAGCACCTCTTTCTTGGTTTTTATTGGTTGCCTGCCAAGGAACTCTCTTAATTCATCGTCCCCAAGCAGTAGTAGCTGTGCCTCGGTTGAATTGCCTTCACCCACACTTGCCAATTCTTGATACTTAAAATAGTTCTCAACCGAGCCTTTGGGAGGTAGTGTCAATCTAGGTATGGCACTATCAGGTATGTCAAGCCCCCTTACCAGCTCATTGAACTCATTATAGGCCTCTATTGATAGTATCTTTGCCTGCCCCCAAAGGGCTAGCTGTGCATTTTGTGCCGGGAACTGCTTTAGCCATTCGTCAGCTAAATCCTCCCTTAGCCGTGGGTGTTCATCAAGGAAACCTCCTTGCTCAGACTCCTCCAAGCTATGATATTTCCGCAAAAGCTCTAAGTCCCGCTTGGAGAAATTGCCAAGGTTGGCATCGGGATAATCCGTTTCCCAATCAGGCAACCCTCCTACCTCACGCCATTGGCGATATCTATCCTCAAAGTTTTCTATTTTATAAAGGGGGACACTAGGTAGGGTATTATAGGTTTTCTTGTTGCCTTCCTTTTCCTTCCAAGCCACTGCTAGTTTCGAGTAACCATTCGCCTTTGTTATGTCTTCCGGCGCCACATCATCAAGGTTCTGTTTCATAATAGGATTGAGGTTCTTCATATCAAATATATCGGGGGCTTCAAGGGAGAACGGCTTATCCTCTTCCCCTATCGTAGTTCCTAGTAATTCCTCGGCATCTTCTATCTTTTCCTGCGGTGTTTCTGGCTTATCCTTTGCGGCTAAAAGGGCGTGCTGGAATTTCTCCAGAAGAGTCCTCTCTACTTTATAGACACCACCACGAACTTCATACTCCTCATCAAGCATCTCCCTCATTTTCCGTAATGCCCATATATCGATGTCCTTCATATCAGTTAGAGACTCAAGCGCTTGAATAGCGTTTTGATAGAAAGGAATGGCTATGTTAGCTATCTGGCTTAACTTACCCGGCAACTGACCCAAGGCATTCTTATTACCCATCGCTGCTTGGGTAACAAGGTACATCAACTCACCTATGTCGGCTGTAACCCCAATCATCAAACCACCTGGAGACCATGTAAGTATATTCAAGGGGTTATAAGGGTCATGGTCTTTGCCCGTAATCTCCCTATAGACTGCACCCATCAACAGGCCCGAGACGACTATGCCAACCACAATCCTGAGTGCCAATATTTTTTCCCTAGTAGAAACTTTAGGGTCGACTATTTTGTTACTTTGTAACAGCATTCTTTCGGCCCAACTCCTAGTAAAGACAAGAATGTTACCTAGTGTTTTACCAGTAGCCCCCATCTCGGCGGGTGCTCTCTGTGCCCTGTCATAAAGAAAATGAACATTATTGACTAATTGCTGGGCATTATAGAGGGCAAATGCTTCAGTACCACTAACAGGTGCTATTCCCTCAATACCATAGTCAACTGAGTCCATAGACAGAAGTTCAAGGGCTTCCGCCTGCTGTCTTGGCTCAAATTCAAGTAAGCCAGAATTGTTGATTAATTTCTGGACATCTCCATCTTTTTCATATCCCTCTAAAGCCCTATCAACTCTATTTATTCTTACATAAAAGGCTTCCGCCCTATTTGACTTATCCGACCAAGGGTAAAGGCTAGTCTTGTGTGCTAACCTTGTGATACGCTGAAATCCAGGTAGGGGGTCTTGCTGATACAAGAGGTAATCCTGTTCTATCCCCCTCTGCTGAGTAACATAAATTTCGAACCACTGCCTACGTTGCTCACTTATTGCTTTATTCCTAGGGTCAAGGTGGCGACCAGCATGGTAGTCAGGGTTAAAGGCAAAGTTTTGAAACTTATTCCTTAACACAAGGTCAGGCCTCCAAAAGACAGCAGAGGCTACTTGGGCATACAGTCTCTCTGTCATATGGACAATCCACCCACCATCTTCCCTGTACCCTTTCATTTCGTTCATACCACGTCCCAAGACGTTAGCCACTGGCCTATAATCATCTAATTTAGTAGCGTGCTCGGTAAAGACTCTATCAAATGAACGAATAAGCGGAGCCAAATCTGTAAGCCCTAACATCTGCTTGGTATAACTTCTATAGCGAGAGAGAATATCACGGTCTTCGGATGCATATATCGTTCCCTCCCTTGTCTGAATATGCCCCTTTGAAAAGGTCGTGGCTTTTGCTTTGTATAGATGTAATTTAGGTTTTACTACCGACAAAGGGTTGTAACCGCTTCTTATAACGCCCCATTCTTGTGTGTCAAGAAATGCTCTCAAGTCCTTAGCACCCTTACCCTCAAATATATCAATCGCCCTTCTCAGCGCCGCCCCTGGGGCGTCAGGTATATCTACTTTAATTCCAACTACATCACCACCATGTCCCGCGTATGCCTCCACGAACCTAGCGTAGCGAACATCATTACGGAATCCAAACAACTGAGACTCTAATTCAGTGGCTAACTTTATTTCCTCTGCCGTTATATCAGTCGGTGCTTTCGGCCCCTTAACATGCTTTGATGCGATATAATCCTCAATCCTCTTTAGTGCAACCCTATCTTTCGAAATGGTCTTAAACTCAGGAGTTGACGCCTCTAATTTATTGATTAGTAATTGTTCCTTTTGGCGTAAGCCAAGATGCGCCATATTTATCTTTTGCCAAACATCATAAACGGGTGCATCCATTTCCTTCTGTAATTTCAAAACATAGTACCGCATAGAGCGAAGCTCATTGCCCCGCCTTATCCTAATTGGTTTAGCATCAAAGGTAACTTCTCTTTCTTTGATACTTCTAGTATTGGCTGCATCCCTAGCAACCTTAATGTCTGGGTGAGCATCCAATGATTCCCCAACCTTAATATCCCACTCCGCCAATACGGCCTCATCATTCATTGCCCTAATGAGAGACTTGGCTTCAGCCTCAGTTATAAACTTAGCAGCGGTTTCAAATTGAGTGGTAGGTAGATTAAGCTGTTCAACGATATGGTCAAAGGATTTCTCGGTTAGTTGTTTATTTTTGATGAGTGTGTCTTTGAGTGTCTCTATCTTCCTCTCCGTCTTCCGAGTAACAACTCTTTTACCCCTTACAGTTGTAGGTCTAGTTACCTTAACTTCAGCCAATACACTCTGTAATTGTTCTGGGGTCATAAGATGTAACTGCCTGTGCCCACCCTTCTCCATAAATATATCCCGATATTGCTTTTGGGTTAATCCCATTTGCTTCACCCAAGACATAATAGTTTGCCTAGTCTTAGAGATTTCCTCGGGTGTAGGTGCCACCCCTTTCGTAACTGGTGCTACTTCTGGTGCTTCAATAATCTCCTTAACTACTGGGGGTGCGACTTTGGGTAATGTTGGTGCTATTTCCTCTCTGGCTAACCTAATAGCATCCCTTTCCGCTGTGGTTAAATCTACCCATTCCCTAGAGCCTACTTTGCCCTCAAGTCCTGCCATCTTTGCCCAAGATGCCCTATCTTCAATGGGAGATATATTCCAAACATCCTCGGTTAATGGCTTGACTTCAGCCACTTCTTCAGGAATTACAGGAACAGTAGGGGCTTCTTCTCTCATCTTTTCGAATGTCTGTTCCCAGACTATCTTATCAACCTCGGTTTTGGGTTTGATTTCTTTTTCCAATTCATCTATCTTAACATTCTCAATGACATCTTCAACAATCTTTTGAACTTCGGGCTGGTCTATAATCTCGTCTAGCGGTAATGCTTTTTGTTCTGGGCTTAATGCTTCTTTAGTTCTCTTTTGAATAGTTACGAATACATCACCACCAACACCGAGACCTAACCCCATAATACCACCAATGGCGACAACCTCCTTCATCTCCGCATCCCAGACTATCTCTTCGCCCAAAGCCTGACGCTGTATAATTTCCTGATAGTATTCCTCGCCAGCTTCGGATAGACCTGTAATAGTTACCTTGCCTGCGATTCTGGCAGTAGTGACCAATCCTTTAGAGATAAGACTTGTGAATACTCTGGCTGGGGTAGGTGCGAAGGCTACGGCTAACTGCGCAGCATCAACGCCTACCAGGGCAAGGTTATTTCTAAATACTTCGCTGGCAGCCTCCTTTGCTTCCACCGTCGACATACCTTTATCTATCGCCTCATCATAAGTTCCCCCAGCCTCTAGTGCACTTTCAATCGGTCTGGATAGCGCAGCAGCACCGAGGGCTTTCAGGAGAAACGTCCCAAATTTACTAACTGTAAAAGCACCAGCAACTGCCCCACCAGCAGTTGCACCAGCAATCCATGCTGGGATTAAAGCCATAGTGAACGGCATAGTTCTTGTTACTCTCTCTGAATAGAATCTTGGATTATAGAGCATATCCCAATCAAACTCTCCAAGAGTATCGGGCGGTGCTTGTAATTGTAAATAACTACCAAACTCGGATAATCTTTCTCCTATTCCATCAGCACCTAGCCACTTTAACGCACCACCAGCGGTAACGATTACATCCCCAGTTCCAGCACTAAAGGACTTCCAGGTATCTCCTATTCTGTATTTGTAAGGTTCGAATTCTAAAGTCGCAGGATTGACCGTCCCTATATGTCGCCCCTGTTCATCGAGAACCTCATTGTCAGGCATAATGGTGACGAGTTTTCGGACTCCCTCAATATCCATCACGACTTTCTGAGTCTTAAATATCTCGTTTATCTCTTCCCATTCCATCCCCATCCATCTCAACAAGTCCTGTTTCGCCTTTGTCCTGCCACCTAACCGCATCTCTTCTATAAATGAACCAAAATCAGTTTCCAATTGAGTGGCAAATTCTTCTATATCCTTCTCTGGGAATATGTCGGCAATCAATTCTTCAACTGGTGTAATGGGTTCGGGGAGAAAGAACTCCTCAATCTCTGGTTCTTGTGCCCCAAACGCTAGTAGTAATGCTTCGGTTTCGGGTGTCTTGCCTTTAGCGTAAATATCCTGCAAGAATGCGGTCGGGTCTTCCTCCGCCCACTGCAACATAGTTTGTAGGACTACTTGACCTTGTGGCGTTTCAAACTCAAATTCAGGATAAACCCGCTTGAATAGTTCTGGTAATTCTAATTCGGCAAGGGGTTTCCAAGGAACGGCAGGTGGAGATTCCTCGATAATAGCAGTGGGAGGCTTATACTTCTTAACCTTTTCCTCTGCTTCGGGCGTTAATGGTTGGGTACCCTTCCACGGTGTTATCTCTTTAATCGGCATCTAAACTCCAATTCTTGGTAACCTAGGTAATTTTCGCTTTCTAACAGCCCTTCTTATCCTATCAGCTAAAGGAGATATGGGGGCTGGGGGCATACCTTGACGCTTTAATTTCTCAACCAGTTTCTTATCAAAGTCTTCCATATCAAACTTATAAGGCATTACTCCTCCTCTACGGGTGGGGGTTTGGTAGCCCCACCTCCACCAAACATCGGAACCACCTGCGTGGGTAAGTCCTCCTCTTCTGGCTTTGGAACTTGCCCCACCTCTCCAGCCAGCATCTGGTCAACGCTTACATTCAGTTCAGCAGCCATCAATGCGGCATCAACATCTTCGTTCATATCTTTTAATGCCTTGACTACCCTTCGCATCTTGACGGCAGGACTTAACCTCTCCGCTTCTTCCCACCTTAATTGTGCCACATCCCCGTCAGGGTCTTCTCTCTGTAAAATCTCTTCTCTTTTGGCTTTATCGGGTATTAAATTACCAGCGGCTGCGGCCAATGAGTATAACCCCGCATCTATTCTGGGCGACCTGATAAAATATTGGAAAGTAACTTCGTATTCGCCCTTTAGCTTGGAGGTTGAGAATGACCTCTTGTGCCCCTTCGTGCCGAGTTCTACATTACCACCCATCTGTATAACCTGCTCGGTGAACATATCGGCAATCTGTTGGTTCATCATTCCCCTTGCGCCCAATCTCGGTGCAAATATCTGGTCTCTGCCCTCACCAATCTCAATCAACGCCACTGCCGACATCGGTTGTGTGAAAGTCCCCAAATCAAAGCTGGATAAACTGCCTTCCTGTATCGCCTTGTCCAACATCTGATAGGCTATATTGGCAGACCGCTGGGCATCCCCAAAGTCTATCGGCTGAATATCCTCATCTGGTTCCATCCTAACAGTTTGACCTGCATCAGCTACATCTGCATAGTCTGGGGCTTCGCCCTTACCCTTCATCTTCACCTTCATCGGCCTTTTGATGGTCTTGAGGTTGAGTGTCTGCATTATGCTAACTAATCTATTTAATTCGGGGATTATCCCCCTGATAAGAAAGAATAGCGATTCGCCCTGATGAGCCATCGCATCCGCATCAGCCAACATAGAACCGAGTGTAACTACCCGAATAACAACTGGGGTGGAGCCGAATAGGTGTTCTTGTTCAAATTCTTTCTTCCCATCAATCCATACTTCGTTGTGTTCCGTATCCCATACATCGAGAACCTCACCAGCCTTGTCCTTAACAACAATGCCATATTCAGCCTCTATCAATCCCTTGAGACGCTTTGTCTTGAAAGCACCCCAATCCAAACCTTTCTCCCCAACCTCATAGGTAACATATCTGCTATCCCACGGAGTAATATCGGGAATTAAAATACCATCCTTCATCTGAAATACAACCCTAGCAGCACCCCTGCCCCGAACGCAGAACTGTTCGTCAAGGAAGGGATTTAATTGGGGTCTGCCCTGCTTGATGAGTCTTTCATTGGCAGACGCAAATCCAGCCCTGATAAAATCCTCAACTTCAGCTGTGTCAAAGTCTTTAACATCCGATTCAACCACTATCTGTTCAGTTGTCTTCCCCAATGCAGACATAACATTGGCAGCAAATAGAGCGGGGCGGTTCAGAGTTACATTGACAATATCTTTAATAGCTTTGTTATCTATGCCCGTCATAATGTATTTCTTCAGGTAGAGTAAATCCTTATCCTCATCCATACGGGCAGTTAGCTCACTTTGCTCCTTTTCCTTCTCATTAACTAATGTAAAATAGTCCATAAGTTCTCCTATATTCTCATTGACCGTTTACTCTGTAATTTATCTCCACCTACCCTGTCAATATGTGTAGATACCGCATATCTCCGTGCATCCATCCCGTGGCTCCATTTGTGAGTGGTCTTCTCGGTAAACCTTCCGTTTTTGTCCTGAATATATCTGTAATTCCTTTGCTCCTTTATACAATTCAGCGAGTCCTTTGTCCAGTGCTGTCTATACTGATTAACCTTCTGTATGCCGAACTCAACACTCCCCTGCCCCTTCTCGCACGGCTTGATATTATAACCCTTATCCGCTATCTCCTGAATACTCTTCGGCTCGGCGCTATCGGCATATATCTCATCATAGTTCTTCCTGAGTTTTAGTAAGTCCATCTTGCGGGCTACTTGGTCATTAGTTAATCCCGTCTCATAAAATAACTCTTTACTATAAAGGTTCTCCCCGATAATAACATTCTGGGTCAATACGCAAGGGTCATCCGTAAACCCGAAGTCCAACCCGTAAAAGTAATCACCATTAGGCAATTCATCAACTTGCTCAAAGAGGGGATGCACTAACCCCTCAATCTTGCCCAATAACCCAAGACCATATATATTCCACCAGTTTGGGTCTTTATCTTTGTATGACTCAATATCTAATACAACCTGAGCGGGTAACACATCCCTGGCATCTAAATATGTGGAATGACAGTAGGCATTTTCAGGCTGGTCTACCCAGAATTCGTGCGCCCAAAACTCGCTAACGGGGTTCCAATCCACAATAGTGAACCTTGATGTCCGTATATCTAACCCCCTGGCTGTTTCAAAGGGTATGTTGTTGCCCTCATTCAAAAAGAGAACATCACGCCTCGGCCCCCGAACCTTCCCGCTATCATCTGCGCCAAAGAACTCTATCCTACCCTTCCAATCAGGCCTTGAGTATATACACTCCGTCTTATTATAATACGGGTTATTGTCGGAGCTTTCCCCCAGAATGTTAAAAAAGTCCCTGATGCACCCCCTTTTTAAATGGGGTAGAGACTCGCTAACAACAGATATTAACAACGGCTCAACCGCTTCTTGTGCTATGATAATCAGTGCTTGCAATGCGCTCCATGTTTTAGAAGCTGCCGTCCCACCCTCCAGCAATAATCGCCTCTTGTTAGCTACCCACGCCTGAAGCGTCTCCTTGAAAACCCTTGTAGTTCTCATATGTGTCATTTTCTATTAGCTTCCCAGTCCTCTCTTTCACCCTGCCGATTAGTTCCTTGGTATCCTTGTCCATCACGTATATATTAACCACCCTGTTATCTTGACCAAGGGGGGCAACCTCATATACCTTCTCCATCTTGTTTAACTCAGATATTGCCTGAATGGGATTGTGTAACCTGAGCTTGGTTACGGTTGCCCTTTTGCCCATAATCGTCTGCTCGTCAACCGCCTGAATTGCAGAGCTATCTAACTTCCCCCTGTCAATAATACCCATATCATCAGTGAACTGGGACAGCTTGCCCCTTGCTATCTCCGATAATATCTCCTTGCGCTCTACCACACTGGCGATAGCCTCATCCTCAGCACGCTTTTGAAGTTCTGCTATGCGCTCTGCCACGGCAGGCTTGGACAGGTTCTCACACGCTATTGCCCGTGCTGTATCCTTGCTGTATCCCGCTTGAATAGCAGCCTGCGTGGCATTGCCCGTTTCTAAATACTTGAGACAGAATGTCTCCTGCTTCGGTGTTAGTCTCCTCATTACTTTCTCCATATAAAAAGAGGGCTGTTACACCCCCTTGATTTGCTTGCTGGGGCAGGTATAGGCTACGCCTTCTCATCAACCTGTTTATTATTAAGCCCCAGCAAGCCCTTACCAGCTATCAGGGGTTCCCCTAACCCTGCCTCTCGCTTACTAAAAGTAGCTGGCCGTAGAATAATGTTATACACAAGGCAGGTCAGGCTCAGTTGGCTTCCACCTGTTAGCTGACCTACCTATATATCCTGGCTTTCCTTTTTTCATCATCCCCCCGGTACATTTCCCGGCAGCCCCTTCGGGTAGCTGGCATGCTTGAATTGTTAATGCTGGTTCGGGTGTTCTCGCCTTTCGGTGATAATGGCTTTTGAATATAACCAAACCCCCGATAGTTTCCGCTTCCATAGGGACTTAAACCCTATGGGCGGCTTCGGACACCAGCATACTTAATTGTTAAGGACTTGAGCCTACACCAAGTATTGTCTGGCTTATCCGCCTTATCCTACTTGAACCTTATTTCCCAGCTATGCTTAACGAGCGGTTCTCGGCATAGCATCCCCTCCTCGGCTCAAGCCCTCTCTGGCGATTTGCGGGATTACCCCATCAGCCTTGATTCCACCTGGCTCTCATTGAGCCACATTTTACACATAGATAGATGGCAACAGTTGAGCAATCGTGAGGCCAAACGTGGGCGTCAATTGGGCGTTCCGCCAACAACTCTTGCTTCTCGTCATTGATTAGCATATACAGAATTGCCTTCTTGTTATCGCACCGCTTGCAAACCACCCACTCTGGGAAAGGGTCTTGGTATGTTTCGCTAACGGCACCATCCCTTACTTCGCTTTGCTTGAAAACTATTTTCATTCAGTCCTCCTTATAGCAAATTCCCCACATCGCCAAAGCCTTATTTAGTTATATCTCACAAAGTTAACCCACTTCTGAGCTATGTAATCATTTATAAGACGGGAGTTCTTTAGAATGCAATCCCCCAGTGATTTCGCTAAATCTATCGTGAACATAGTGTTATAATCGTTCTCAGTCTCTATAATCCATTTAGTCCAGGCAAGCTCGGTTTCGGGATGTATTTCTTTACGGTATAAAATCTCCTCAAAGATTAACACTTAACCCCCTATCCTTATGTGTGGATTATCAAGGGCATACTGCATTGAAATGTTTATAGCCACCCTGCACCTCAAGCAGTGAAATATGAACGTGGAAATATGCACTAGCTCACCCTGACACACAGGGCAATACTTTACCTTATGATTATTAACTACTTCTACGCTAGGGATTGCCACACCATGGCTCATCTTAATCCTCTTTTGTGTGCCTGTCTATATAATCCTCAGTACCGATAATCAGACCCTCAACCACATACCTATTCCAACTCGGTAAACAAGCATTCATCTATTACCTGTGGTCTCTCAGGGCAATATATAACGTGGATTCTCAGCTTATCTCCTTCCGCCCACATTAAAATATCATCTTTATTCTCAAACTCTATCAGGGCAGAGTGGTTCTCCTCATCATACTTGATTATCATCCTACTCCCCTATAATTGGTATAGTTGCTAGTAGTTAATAATGTAAACGAAGTCAACGGGCAAATAGTAAATGTAAAATGTTACCATATCTACTCCTCCACCAATGGCTCAGTTGCTACATAGCCAGCATCGAGCATATCCTGTTGGGCATCCATTAGCCCGCCCATATATGCACTATCTGCCTCTGGGTTAGGTGGCGTGATTGTTCTGCTCCATAATCCGGGCAACTCCCTTTCTACCTTTATTACTACATCATCTTCATTCAATACCCACAATATCGCACCAGATAAGCTCTCAGGAGCTTCACCCGCAGATTGCTCCAACAATTCAATGAGGTGTTCCCGTATCTCTTTTCTCTTATTAATCTTTGGAAGTTTCACGGCTAATCGTACATTCTCCTCCGCATACTCCCTATACCCTTCGGCCATTGACTCACAACATATACACTTCCCGTTATGCACAGCGTTCATACCGCATTCAGGGCATTGCGTTCCCGTATAGTATTCCTGGGGATTTCCGTCATAACAAACACCGCACCTTATATCGCCAGGGCGGCATACATAAACAGCACGACACCCGCATTGAGAACATACCGCCGATGCACCGGAACCAAACCCATCTTCTACAATATCATCCATCACATTCCTTTAATAGGGCTTGCCAGCAAATATCGCAATTCCTTTTGAGCGACCAGTATAGAACTGCTCCAGCACTTCTAGTTACATCGTGTGGGCAATCTTCGTCTCCCCACTTGTAAAGTTTAACTAACTGGGCTTTAGCTACTACATCCCTGTCAATCTTGGTTAACGGAGCAACCGAGCTTGAAATCGCCTCCTTTATCTCTTCATCTGTTAATAGTATACTCATCGCTTAATCCATATAACCCATAACCTTGACAAATATAAACGCCAGCATCGCCCAACCAGAACCAAGCATAAGCCCCGCAACCGTAGCCGCAACCGTCATATTCATTCTTCACCTCCACCCCTATTCTACCACACTATAATACATAATTGCAAGTTTATTCCCTATACCATCCATCTTGTATGCTCTGAATTAGCACTAGCCCTAACATAAGCATGGTTAATATCCCCAAACTAGCCAAATACATCTATCCCTCCTCTGGCCATACCGTAAGAACTTTTTATCATTCATCTTTCTTTACCTACCCTTTATCCACCTGAGTGTGAGTGTGTTTAGCCTCCGTAATGCCCTGAGATATTTAGCACGAGCTTTGGTGAAAATGAAGTCTTTATCCCGAGACACTACAACTATTTGAAACGCCGACTCATTCATTCTCTTCACCTCCGCCCCTATTATACCATACCCATTGTTACAGAGCAAGTGTTAGAACCCGAAGTACCCTGAGAACCAGAGTAGCCAGAGGGATACGAACAGTACAAAGACTACCCATCTTACTGGCCTGGGTATAGGTGTATTGAGTATTCTCTTAATCATCATATACCGGGTTTCCATCCGCAACCAGCCATGTCAGTATCTTATCAGCTATTTCATTGGCTTCTTCTATGGTCTTGGGTTGCACGGCTCCAATGTCCAGCGGTACACGAAGTCGCCTGTGCAACCTGATTAACCGCTTTCTTTCTCTATCCCTTGCCTTACTTAGAGGCATCTTACCCCCTATATCACCAGTAGCACCAGTACAACACCTGCACCCAGCATAGCTAGAAACATTACTGACATTATATCTTCTATATCCATTTTGACGCACTACAATGCAAATCTGAGAGTTTATACAGTAAGGTAATGCTATCATACCTTGCTATTTAGGCTTCTTGTTAAATGTCTCGGCCATCTTCTTTAAGTATAGATAACTCTTGGCACAATACGCTCAAAATAAATACCCCTTAGTTTACATATAAGTATTGACAAATGGATGGAAGTAGTGTAAAGTAATAGTGTTATGATTACGACTGCAATTATAGTGAGCTTGGCATTCAGCTGGTTAGCCTATGAGACTGATTGGCTGCGTGTTAGGTTGGCGGTTGGTATCATTGATACTTGCCAGCGCAAATCCTGGTTGGAGCTAAAGCCGTGGCATCCTAACAGGCAATTCCCGTTTTGGGTGCGCTTCCCAAGTGTGATGTCACCGCTTTGCGGTTGGGACTATATATTAAACACAATGCACATCATACCAGAGCATAAGATAGAGCTGATAACAGACACGGCTAAATACACAATAAGGTCACAATCAGCGAAGGCACTGGGGGACGCTTTCAGGGTTTACAGAAACCCCTACATTAAGTTAAACTTAGGACGGCCAAGCTACCAAGAGCTAGCCGATAACGCAAGGCTATTTGCTACGGCATAATAAAGTAATGGTATCAAGGTATATATGCGCAACGGCAAAACGGGCGAATTGATGTATATCTATACACCAACGGGGGGGAAGGCAAGAGTATACTACTACGTTTTGGAAGCGTGCATTTAGCCATTAAGTAACTTATAATATCAAATATGTGAGGTGTAATGAAGTGGGCAAGGTAAAGCAGATTAAGGTGGTAGATTTACTGAAAAAGAATGTTTGTATCGCTTGTGAGTTAGGCGTGCCCCATAAGGTAAAACAAAACAAGTGGTGCAAGGTAAGGGAAGGGTAGTAGTAAATATGTATCAGGAGGGAATGAGAAATGGGAAACTACGAAGGCAATGATAATTACGGTAAGCCCAAGTCGGAATATCTTGACAAGCTGAAGGCTATGGATGATAAGGAATTGCGGG